CCCTGGGCCATCTTTCTTGCATGCATCATTTGTGCATCCGCCATGAGCATTTTTGTCTCTTGACGCTTCTTAAAAATGTGAGTGCCTGCTTGTGCGGCTAATTTAATTGCCGATAACCACATATTAGATCCATTTAGCTTTTTTAGACTTCTCTTTCAGCATTCTTTTAGTGCCTCTTACTTCAACTTCTTCACCTTTTGCGATGTAGTTGAAAGCACCATCAGCTGTTGTCTTAGATCTTGGGTCAATTTCAAGATTCATCTTGTCTTCTGACTTGATCTGAACAATTTTATCTAATTTTTCCATAATTTTTCTCCTTAGTTGGTTTATAGTAACCTTTTTTTAGTATTTTGTCATTCTTATTCGTTTCCACTACGAATAATTTCGACATTTGGCATCATATCTTTTGCATTGGGTAAAGTTTTACTCAAAACAGTTTTTTGAATTGATGTATCAGCTCTTAAATTTGCTAAATCTTCGTTTTGTTCAAGTTTTTCTTCTTGATTTGACTGATTCATCATTGCTTTCATCTTATCAAGGTTAATTCTCTCTTGATCTTGTTCTTTTCTACGTTGATTTTCCATTGCTCTAAGGTCTAATTCTCTTGATCTTAGTTTTGCAATAGGATCATTGTCAAATTGTGAAGTAATTTCCTTCTCTTCCTTCATAAATTCTTCCATCATCTCTGCAATTAACACAGCTTTTCTTCCTTCAATCTTCTGAGTAAGCATTTGAACCTGTTGTTGTAGTGCAGGATTCTGTTGTGCCATCTGTTGCATTTGTTGTAACTGAATTAATTCATCTCTAAACTCTAATTCAATCTGTTCTTGAGACATTAAACTAATATGTTCAAAAATATTTTTTTCTAAACTTGCCATAATCATTGGATTGTTTCTAGCAATGTTAGTTGCCATGAAATTTAAGTGAGCTGTAATGTGAGCTCTGTGATCTTGACCAGGAAAAGCTTGAAATTGTTTACCAGCTAACGCATCAATGTGTTCTAACGCCGGATCTTTTGGCATAGGTTGCATTGGTTTAATTAAAACTTGATCAATATTTTTTACACCTAATGCTTCATACATATTTCTATAGGCTGCATATAGATTATGCATTTGTGGATTAGATGATGCCAGTTGCAACTCAGTTTGCGCGAGGGAAATACGCTGAGTTTGTGAAAAGATGTTGGGATCCGCAACTGGCAATATATCTACTCTATCATCAAAGTCAGTTTGTTTAATCATTCTTTGACCCCCAACTACATCATACGGATATTCCGGTGGTAGATATAACTTGAATACTCTAGCTAGTAATTTAAATTCTTGTTTAAGAGCAGAGTAAATTCTTTTGTGAATAGCAGACATAGTTCTACTTCCTCTTTCAAGAAGAGCAACTGTTGTTCCAACTGCTGCTTGTTGATTGCCATCACCAACTTGTAAATCTGCAATCGATGCAAACCTTTGACCAGCATTAACTACAATACCCATTAAGTTTAATAAGGTAGCTGATGGTTCTTTAAATGGTAACATCATAAATGAATCTCTTAAATTTCCACCTGGTGCATCTACATCTCTAAACTCACCTGGTTGAATTGATTGTGCATCATCTCTAATTCTAATACCACGCATTTTAAATCCTGCAGGTAAATTAGATAAAGTTCCTGCATCTAATAATTGTCTTAATGCAGAAGTTGCAGTTCTTGATAATCCACCAATCATGTGAATTAAACCAAAACCATAAAAACCTAAACCTGGTAAAAATTTAAAGTGTACAAAATAATTAATTTTATTTTTTAATGCATCACCTATTTCATAGTTTCTTCTAATAGATAAAACTTCACGTGAATTTTCTTCAAGTGTTACAATGTATGGGACTTTAATTCCTGATGGCTCACCAGTCTCTTGATTTACATCTTCGAATCCTTCTAAGTCTAAATCAATATGACACTCTAATAATGTATAAACATCTTCGTTTGCAGTTCTTGTTACTCCTTCAAGTTCTCTTTCTTTTTTTTCAATTTCAGTTTCTTTGTCTCCAGGTTTTCCTATTTCTATATCTTTATAGAATCCACCAACCTGTTGTTTTCTTAAATCGTTTTCAGAAATTTTTACACGATGAATAATTGCTTCCGCATCATCTAATGAGGTAGCTGTGTACGGAACAATTAAATCATCTGCAGGAACAAATTTAGAAACTGCTCTTTGTTCCATATCGTCATAGTAGACTTTTTTAAAAGCAGAACCTGCTAATGGTAAGTTAAATAATAACTGATCAAAATCTGGTTCATACTCTTTCATTTTTTCCATCAACTCGTAGTTCATGAAATCTTTTACTCTAGTTGCTTGTTGAGTTTTTTCTGGAGTTGGTACACCTATAGTTTGTGTTCTAACTGGTCCATCTGCCGGAAGTAATTCTTTATAAGCTAATGCTTGAAACTGTGTTACTGCTTCTGCTAATACTGGGTGTGTTGCACCACTAGCTCCTGAAAAAGGTTCTGTTCTATTATTATATTTAAAACCTAAAAGGTCTAAACCTTGTGTATAAGTTTGTGCCCAATCTTTTCTTGAAGCAGTGTAGTCTTGATACTTACTAGATAAATCTGACGCTAATCTTCCAAGTACATCATCAGGTAAAAATTCTGCTAAGTTTGCATAATGTTCATCACCACCTTCAGGTGATGCTGCAGCAGGATCAAGATTTATATCTACTGATCCATCTTCGTTTTCTGAAACTTCGACGTCGTCAGGTGATTCTTGAACTGCTTGAACTTCTTCAATTATCTCTTCTTGAATTTCTTCTTCACCAGGAACATTAACTGTTTTTCTGACTTCGTTTGGAAGTGCTTTGTCTATATCTGCCATTATATTTTTTCTCCGTAAGTTTTATCTGTTTAACACCATTATAGTTAATATTCAACCCCTGAGGCATGGGCCCTGATTCCGGAGGAATTGTTCTGGTAAGCCTTTTAGTCATTACCAAATCTTTTAAATAATTCTTGTCCTGGTCCTAAGGCAAATTCTTTATATGACATTCTATCATCATAACCACCTTTACCACTGAAGAAATAATCTCTCATCCATTTTTCAGATTTAGGCATTGTGCCATCGCCTTGGTCTTTTCTTGTTTCCTCCATAGCTTTTTTAACTGCCTGACCGAATTCATAACCATCGTCCATAAGTTCTCTTACTCTTTCATTAAATTCTGCATCAGGATCCAGGGAGCCTATACCAAATTGTGCTCGGCCTCCATCAGCAAACTTAGGAAAATATTCTTTTGCAAAAGAATCTATATCCATACCAGTTCCTTCTTTACCACCTAGTTCAATATACTTAGCTGTAACCATCGCATTATATTCTGTATCTCCACCTTCTAAGAAATTAACTCTGCCACCAGTTGCATATCTTTCAAGTTCATCTTCATACTCTTTTATTCTATTAGTTACCTTTTCTCCTGTTTCACCAAATAATGGTTTAACAATATCTAAATATTCATCTACACTTAGTTCTCCATTTTCATATGCTTTTTGTGAAAACATACCAACTAAGTCAACAAAAGTTTTTGGAGCTAAAGTGTTAACAGCTGCTTCCGTGTTAAGCATGTCTAACATTGGTTTAAATCTTTTAGGTTTTTTAGGTGGAGCTTTATCAGTCACTACAGGACTCCTGCGATACCGCCCATAGCTAGTTTTTTCTTTTCTTTTTTTCTTTTCTCAATTAATTTTTTAATTTTCTCAATATCTAAATCTATTTTTCTTTTATAATAAGGATCTGGGCCAAGTGGTCCATCTTTTGTTTCACTAATTGGAAAAATATTTGCATCTTCACCTGTAGTTGTATCTACTTGCATTGATTTAGATGGTTCAACAATATCTTCTGATCCACCGGCATAACCCATTCTCATCATACCACCACCCATAGCCATTGATCTATCACTTTTTGGCATAGATTTTTTAGCTTCTGGTTCACCTATAAAGTCTACTGCAAAATCATATAAATTAATTCCTTTGTCTTTAGCTCCACTATCTTCATATTGAATTAACATATCTTCAAAAAATCCTCTATCAAATCCAAAAGGTGTTTCAAATAACTTCATAGTGTTGCCCATGCCTGCTATCATCTTATTAGGTGATTTTCTCTTCTTAGATAAATACTTATCAATATATTCTTCTATAGAAATATCTCTAATTAAACCTTGTTCTTTTAAATCGTTGTATTCTTTTATGACAGTTCCTAATTCTAATTCGAATTCATCTTCTGGCTCTGATGCCATTTTAATTGATGGTGGTTTTCTTTTTAATGAGTTAATACCACCTTGATCTTCATAGTCCTCAGGGTCATCGAGATCCTCTAAGGTCTCACCTAACTCAATAGCTCTGAGCATGTCTTTTAATCTTGGATCGTTTTCGTCTATTGCCATAATGGCTAATAATACACTTTTGGAGCCTGTTGTAAAGGTTCATCTTCATAATCTTCAGGGTGTTGAATTAATCCACCTTGTCTGAATCTCATCACTGCCTGAGTCATAGAATCCACCAAGTCATCGTGGTCTCCATATGGAAATGCAGCGCACTCTTCAATTACTTCTTGAGCAAAATCCATTTCAGTAGGTGCGTATATTTTACCAGACTCGAACAATGGAGATACAGAATTAACTCTTGTATGTTTATCATTACCACGTGATGGTGTAAAATTAATTACAGGTATACCTGCTTTTCTTAATTCATAAGTTAGAGGGAGCCCGGATGCTTTGCCTTCTATAATCACTGTCTCCGGCTGCCAGTATCCGTATTGATCTAATGCGATACGTCTTAGTTCTGGAAACTCATATCTACCTTTAACAGAATCAACTAACATTAAACAAGGACCACTATCTTCATTAGGATGAAACACACCCCAGGTGGTAATAGCAGAATAGTCAGCTGTTTCTTTTTTCATAAAAGCTGTATCATAAGATTGTATGACATGTTCTAATGGTGGAATATCTCCCTCCCAATCTTGCCACCATTCTCTTTTAATTAATGCACCTTCTTCTCCAGTTGGATTTTGCATGTACTGTGCATTCCATTTTGATAATGGAATAGATGCTTTAACTCCTTCTAAATCTTTAATGCTCCAGTATTCCGGCCACAGGGGTTTACCGCTTGGCATGATTGCAGGAAACTCAATTAGTTCCCACTGATCTGCTTTAGGTTGTTTTTGTGCTTTAAGTAATCTACCTGCTAAATCTTTTTCATTCCATCTTGTCATTACAATAATAATTGTTCCACCAGGTTGAAGACGTTGACGTGGACCAGAAGTATACCACTCATAAGTTCTCTCAAGAGCTTGAGCATTCATAGCGTCTTGTTCAGTATGTGGGTCATCAATAATTAATAGGTCAGCACCACGACCTGTAATTGCAGAACCAACACCAGCAGCATAGTATTCACCACCTTGTTGGGTTTCCCATTTACCTGCAGCTTGAGAATCTTCTTTGAGTCTTGTTTTAAAAACTTCTTTATACTCTGGTGAATCCATAAGTTGTTTTGCTTTACGTCCAAACCTTACAGATAATTCAGTTGTGTTAGTTGATTGAATAATTTTTAATTTAGGATTTCTACCTACCATCCACGCAGGAAATAAATAACTGGCAAATTCAGATTTGGTATGTCTAGGTGCCATATTAATAATAACACGTTTTGTTTTACCATTGGCAATGTCATTAAATTTTTTAGCAACATCTTTGTGATGTCTACCTTCTATGAAATCTGGCCATACGTGTTTAACAAAAGCCATGAAGTCATTTTTAATATCTGTTTCTTTTTTCTTCTCTTTCCATTTATTCATGTAAAGAGCGAATTGCCTTTTGACATCAGGTGGCAGCTTATCTAAATTTTTTAATTTCTCTTTGTCCATAATTGCATTCGAAAAAAATTTTCGCAAAATTTTTTCAGATATGTTTTCAAATAACCAAAAGTATTTTAGGGTTACTTATATATAAAACCTTATATATTACTAAGTATATAGAGACTCCTATAATTATCAAGGGAATAGAATTAACAAGAAAGTTCAAACTTTAAGAATGGGTTGGTACCTCTATCGCTCGAGCGAGCGAAGCGAGCGAGTCCCCGCGAGCGAAGCGAGCGATACAGTTCCGGCGCCGCAGGCGCCTGCGACATTTTGTCGCACCCTGCGACATTTTGTCGCAGGGTTGTTTATTATCACACACCACGCGACTTTTGGTCGCGTGGCTTATTAACACTAGGAGGTTGTTAATCTAGTAATACCATATACGCCTCTGCGTTATGTTCTCTAAAATAATCTAAGCCCTCTCTAACTAAAGCCCATTTTTTAGAGTGTCCAACAATGCCAACTTCCTTGTCTTCCAATGTTGCGTCTAATTCATTGATAAATATATCATCATGAATTTTTGCCTCATGTGGTGTAAGTAAAACAGATTCTCCTGTAAATCTATTTTTTCTTTCTTCAGTTGCGTCAATCATTGTTTGTTGTTTTAATTGTCCCATTTTATTTCTCCTTTATTTGTTAATAATAGTATCTTAACACAATGGCGATTAACTCGCCATTGCCAATATTGTCGCACTTGTATGTTCTTTAATATACTTTTTTAAATACTTCATACATTCATTTTTATTTAATAAATATCCATCCAATGTTGGTTTCATTAAAGGGCATTTGTCATCATGTCCGAATCCTGTTACAGCATGTACAATTTCATGATACACAATATTTCTTAATGCGTCTTGGCTCATGTCAACCGCTCTTTTTGTTATCCAAATTTTTTTATCTTTTAATTGAGCAACACCTAAAACATTATGATCTCTAGCCTCTCCAATTCTAACTTCAATTCTAGGTAAAGTTTTAAATACTTTCTTTACTTCATAAATCATATTAATTACTTGTCTTCTCATCTTGTAAGTGTTGTCGTTCATTTTAAAGTTTTTTATTTGTTTTGTTTTCATTTTCTTTCTCCTAGTTAATAATCGTATCTTAGCACAATGGCGGGTTATCCGCCATTGCACATTTTGTCGCACTATGCAGTTTTTTGCATTTTCACTGGTAAAGCTGTTACGTAATAATTACGATCATCTCTTTCGTTTAACAACTCCAATGCCTCTTTTTTTCTTTGAGCATTGCTGAAGCTTTCGTCTTGAGATTTCACGTTGTACATTGGTGTAACGTGGCTGTATGTTGTTTCTTCTATTACTAAGTACATTTTTTACTCCTTTGGTTAATTTCCTAATCTTACCACAATGGCTCTTTAAGAGCCATTGTCAATATTGTCGCACCTTGTTTCGTCAACCTTTATTTCTGTATTACTATAAGAATATCCATACTCAGTTGTAGTAGTTTCTTTTTTAGGATCATGAATAGGTGTTTCAAGAGCCTCGGTCCTCGGTGCAATGGCTGTTATTTCATTTACATACTTATTAGCAAATTCATTGTAACAGCTATTACTACAGAATTTAGAATAGAAACTATCTCTATTCCAATTATTTAATTTAACTTTACGAGTTCTCAAAACCTTTGAGCCTTTGACACCTCTTATTCTGTCAAGGGTGTGTGATTTGTGGCAACTCGGACCATGGCACCAATTAAAGTCTGTCATCTCTGCCCTCCATTTGTGGAAACATAAAAAACCATTTAATAGTAAATGTAATTGCTATTGCTAAGCCTAGCCATACATCAAAATGTATGGCTAGAACTACACCTAAAAATATCATACAAAATGTA